GACTGCGTTCGCGTAGGTGATTGCGGTGGACGAGTAGCCGCCTTGGATGTCGGTGGTGCCGCCGTCGTATGCGAGTTGTTCCCGGTCGTATAGGTAGTCGGGGTTGTCGTAGTCGTCGGCGATGGTCGCACCGGCGTAGGTGATGTGTTCTTCGTAGTCGGTGGAGGATTCGTAGAGGCGTGCCATTAGATGGCTCCCTCACCGTCCACGGTTTTCTCCATGCCGACTTGGCCGTCGATCCATGCTGACCATTCGTCGGTCGTCATCGGACGTACGTCGTCATCGACCTGCACCGACACGGTGCCGTCAGGGTACAGGGCTACTAGTTCGTCGCGTGTCCAATACTCAGCCATCGTTGTACCCATAAACTCTGATCTTCCCACCCGTCATAGTTCCCACGTTGGGCTGGATGGTGAACGATGTGTACGCCGTCGTATCGGCCTTGTAGCCACGGCTGTCACGAAATGGGTCACCAGATTTGTCTGTGCCAATACACGCAAAACTTGTCCGAAGTGCCTTGTTGGGCTGTAAAACTTCCATAACGCCGCCGCCGCCATAAGATCGCACCGTGCCTATCTTCGCAGACGAGTCATTACTCCCACCAGTACCGCCAATAGTTCCACCCGTCGTTATTTGCAGTTCGAACCAATAGTAACCGGTTGTTGCAGACCCTAAAAGAAACTGCAACCCGGACGATGTGCTACCGCTGTCAATGTCGAACACGATGCGGTAGTTATCAAACGTCGATGAGAACGCATCCGTGACGGTCACCGATGACACACCGCTACCAATCGTCTGCGCCTTCACCAACGTCAAACCCTGGTTGGCAACCTTGTAATCTAACGACGACGTGACAGCGGAACCATCCACACCTACCTTCGCCTGAAGGGCTTCCACAGCATCATTCACATTCGCGTGCTGCGCGCTATGCGACGGCGACGACAAACTGTCACCAGCAGCCGGATTCGTCAAACTATCCAGACTGGTAGGAAAATTCGTAGCCATCACACACCCCCCGGAGGCTCAGGAAAGTTTGCTTCAGGGCCGGGAGTCCATGTCGCAGGGAAATCACGGAGAGCCTGCCGATAGGTTGCCCACTCGTCACGCCTACCCGTCGGGTCGTCATGAGCCTGTGTCCAATCCGACTGCGCCAACAAACGATCACGGTGCAGACGCATCTGTGAAATCCAATGCTCTACGGGCGCGCCATCAGCGGTGAGATACGGGGTGATGTTTAGTCTCATCATGCTGCCTCGTAGTAATGGTTCCAGTAGAAAGCGTCGCCGGTCGCCCATGTGAAGGGAACATTGGAGGCAACATCAGCGTTGAACGCATATGTGCCACCCGCTGCATGAGTAACGAGCCTCATCGTGCTCCCACCCAGATTGATCGCGGTTCCCCAAGTGATGGTTGAGCCGTCGTAAAACGAACACGGAGAGTTGGTTGTGAGAATTCCTCCAGTTGCGGCGATTGGCAGCGACACATCTAGCGGCCCTGTCATAGAGAAACCACTATGTGTAATGACATAACCCCAATAATGCACGAACTTTCCGACTCGGGCATATTTTGCGACGACAGTTGACGTTCCTTTGGTGAAACCTCCAAACGTGACCGACGAGGAATAGTCGGTGTATGTCCCGATTGCAGCACCGCCGATGCGTAGGTCGCCGGTGGCGTTGATGTCACCGTTGACATCCAACGTGTACGACGGCGTAGTGTCATTGATACCGACATTGCCAGACGAGTCAACCGTCACTCTAGTACTGCCACCAGCAATGATTCGCGCCTCGTTGCCAACAGCACCGATAGCCACATAACCCTCGCCTGTGGTTGCTGAGTCCTGAATGTCAATGTATGAACCAGACACCGATGATTCAGCACGGATTGGTCGGTTATCCGAACCAGTTACATGCAGAGGGTGGGCAGGTGTCGCTGTGCCGATGCCGACCCGCTCGTTCGCGTCGTCAATATGCAGAGGCGCACCATCTAACAGGGCCGTCTCAATCGCCTCCACAGCATCATTGATATCGGCGTGCTGCTGGTCATGCGGAGGATTATCCAACGTGTCCCCCGACGTAGGATTCGTGAACGCATCCAACGAACCAGGAAAATTAGTAGCCATCAGCTCACCCCCATGTCAGGCATCGGCGGGTCATCACGCAGATCGTACGGTTCCAGATGGACACCACAACCACCACACTCCACGAAATCGTGCGTGCCAAGCACGTTGTAGTCAATGCCACCGTTCGGGCAGTCGTCGTCTGTACAGGTCACGGTAACCATGTCATGCCGCCTCGTAGGTGAAGGTCATAACGACTTCATCATTAGTAGCGAATGTAAATGGGCTTGTCGCACCGACGGCATTGCTTGATGTGTAAGCCATAATTTTATCGGTCGCGCCGCCATAAAACGAGGCTTGGCCTATGTATACGGTGGCAGGACTTGCGTCGTACAAACGAGCGACTCCTTGGGACATGAAACCGTAAAGACCTGCCCGTGCTGTAATACCTGATGGCAGCGACCAATAATAGATGCCTGTTCCGTTGGTGGCGGTCGACCCGCGTATGAACAAAATTTGCACCCATACAAGTTTGTTCATTTTGATGTAGCGGCCACTAAGCGTTGAGTTTCCTAACGTCGGAGCGGTTCCACTACTTGTCCAAGTCGGCGTGTATGTCGTCGAGGTGTCACCGATAGTGCCCGCACCCACACCCAACTTCGCCTGCACCGCTTCCATCGCATCATTCAAATTCGCGTGCTGATCCGCATGAGGCACCGACACAGAATCCAACGCATCAGAAGCAGACGGATTCGTAAACGAATCCAACGAAGAAGGGAAATTAGTCGCCATCAGTCCAGAGTCAAAGTCAACGAAGTGATCTGGAACGTGTCCCCCGCAACCACCGCAGCCGACGACGCCAACGCCCCCGACCACAACGCATTACCAGAAGACAACGCATCCCACAACGACCAATGCGTATACGTCTCAGTCGCAGCAACACTCGTCCACTCAACAGTCCCAGACGACGCCATCGACCCGCCAGACGCAGCAGAAAACGACACAGCCTTCCGCGCCGTCTCCGTCGCAGCGTTAGCCGTACCATCCTCACCAGGATCACCAGTATGCAACTGCAAATAAGTGCCAGCAGACGCATACGACGTGCCAGATGTGGCATCCAGCAACTTGTTTTCCAAATAGTTTGAAATGCTCATCAAATCACTCCAGGTGGTCTAGACCGCACCCGTCATTGTAGCACCAAACCGACCCCCACAACGGCAAAAGCCCCCCGCCGAAGCAGGGGGCTGATGCCTGAGGGAACTCGGATCAGGCGTTCGCACCGATCGAGGACGACGACTCAATCCGGCGAAGCGAAGCCTCGCGGAACCGGCCGTAGCCACCGAGCCAGTACCAACCGATCGGCTGGAAACGCTCCAACGTGTCAACGACGGGGCCGCGCACGATCGAAGGGTTCGGGCCGTTGCCATCGGTGATCGAGTGGGCCTTGGCGAGAGCCTGACGGCCCATGACCAGGGTGCCGTATGCGTCCACGTTGGATGCACCGCCATCAACGAACAGCGGGGCGCGAGGCGTCTCAATGAAACGGATACCCTCAAACGCGCCGATCTCACCGTTGTAAATCATGTCGGTGTCAACGTACACATGCGGGTCGCGCCATGCGGCAGCACCAGTCTCCGAACGCAGGTCATAGGACACATCCGGGTGGATGTAACCCATGTACAAACCGTTGAACGTCGGGACGTTGTCGCCACGAAGTTGTGCGGTCACCTTACGGAGGTCGTCAGCTGCAATGATGTCTTCAGCGGCGATGGTCGCACGCGAAGTCGGGTCGGTTGCGCCGCCCGTCGCGTAGTTGACGTTGCTGCCTGCTTCAAGAACACTACGAACCACGCTGTCAATCGAGATACCAGCGTTGTAACCAACGACGTTGGCGGCAACGGTATCGACATCGAGGAACGAGGTGCCACGCAGCTTGGCGGTGGTCAGCACCGCGTTGCCGTACTCAGCGAGGGTCACGCTGACCTGGCTGTCGCTCATGGCGACGGCGGTCACATCGCTCGTCTCGGTCAGAGCCGTAGTTGCGGCTGCGAGGTCGTTGAAAATGGTGAAAGTCACCGTGGAACCGGGCATCGACTGGTTGGTCGGCTGCACGTCGGCGACAGCGTCGAACAACAGCTCTGAACGCAGCGCGAAGAACGCGATACGATCAAATGCCGCCTGGTCGACGGAGAGGGATGAAGCCTGAGTATAGGCCATGATGGAGTCCTTCCGGGATGGTAGCCCCGGTTAGGGGGCTAGAGTGCTTGGGCTTTTGCTTCGGCCAGCAACTGGTCAACCTCTGCCGGTGTTTTGGCTTGGCTGATGCGCGTCACGAAATCGACTGGGGCTTCGCTTGACGAGTCTGCTGCCATCTGCGTGGAACGATCCCACGTTTGGGCTTCAGACTTGACCTGCTCGGCCTGTGCGTCTTTCACGATTTGCGCTTCGATCGCTGCTTCTCTGATCGCGTCTGCGGTGAGGTCGCCGTCGTAGCCCTTCATAAAGTACTTGGAGATCGGAAGGTTCGGATCTACTCCGGCCTTCACGAACGCCAGTTCGCGGGCTGCTGCGGATGCCTCGTCGGCTCGCGCTTTCAGTTCAGCGTTTTCGGCTTCTAGCTGCTTCATCCGGTCGCGTAGCGGATTGCGGCCTTCTTGCTCGTCATCGCGGTCGATGTCGCTGTCCATATGTACACTCCTTCGCCCAACCGTCACCCGGAGGCAGATGACGGTGCTGCATATTTCTCCCGCTGTGCGGGGTTCCTGCCATATCTTGGCATCGTCAGAAATTGTAGCACAAGATGTTGTGTGTTATTGCAACCCTGTGACTTGTCCACCGGCACCTTGGGCGAACCCGCCGCCACCTTCGAACTCTGCTTGCCGGCGTCGTTGGCGTTGACGGAGACGTTGTGCTGCTGCCGGATCTGTTCCGAACACGGCACCTAATTGTTCTTCGCGGGTGAACGCGCCGTCTTGTTCGCCTGTGGTGGGTTGGAACAGTTCTTCGGCTTGGGTGATTGCTGCTGCTCCTGCGCGTGCCTGCTGCTCTGTGATGCCTTCTTGGGCGAGGCGTTCGGCTTCTTCGGTTGTGAGTTGCATACCGGCCTGTGCGGCTCCTGCGGCTGTCTGAGCGGCTTGTGCGCGTTGCAGCAGAACAGGGGTGGCCTTCTCTGGGTCGAGGAAGTATGCGGCGAGGTCGCCTTCGCTGACCCCGTACAGTTCTTGCATTTGGGCGATGACGGTCGGATCGGCGAAACGTACAGCTTCGTAGCCTTGGTTGACTCGTTCAGCGAGTTCTGCGCGTGATACGTCGCCAGCGATCAGATTTTGGAAATCTTCGTAACTGTCGTAGAAACCTGCCGGAAGACCGGACGCACGCATGTACTGCCGGTAGTCGTTTTCTAGTTGAAGGTATTGAGGTTCCGACAACACGTTGAGTCCTGCGTCACGTCGGAGTTTGTTCGCATAGAACCGTTGCTCGTATTCGGGCTGTTGACGGATCTCGCCAAGCAACACGTTCGTGTCAACCACATCCCTTTGAGTGATGATGTTCCCAACAAACGTCGTGAGTTCTTCCAGCCCGTACATGCGGAGCAGATCGTTGATTACGTCGTACGCGGACTGTTGAGTTTCTGTCATGCTCATTGTTACGCCTTCCCGAACAAGTTCGCCAGATCGTTAGCAACCTGGTACGCCTTGTTTCGTGCTTGATCGGTGTACTCGTAACCAAACGAACGTGTTTGCCGAATGTAATCACCGAACTCTGTGAACGACATCGGGCGTTGCTCGCCGCGTTCATCCTGGTAGGTCAACGCTTTGACGTACTCGGACTGGGTGAAATCGATTTCGTCAGGGTCGATTTCCAGCAGTCGTGCCGCCTGTTCACGGTACGGGTCAACGATCTGTTGGAAGGTTTCGCCGGCGTCGAGACGATCAGACACAGACGGGAACAGGTTTTTCGCTTGGGTGAGTGCGTACTGTTGGAACGTATCTTGTGTTTCTTGGCCGACAGCGATCTGGTTGACGAATTTGTTGAACGTGTTGTCAGATATGGCGATGCCGTAGTCGTTCGCGGTTTGACGTAGTTGTTGCCCGATGTAACCGGCGCGGAGCTGGGATACGCCTGCGGTGGATTGGGTTGCTACGTCGCCGATGGCGTTGAGTAGGAACTGTTGTGTCCATCCGAGTCGGAGGCTGTCGTTGGCGAGTTCGTTGAGGGAGTCTGCGCCGAGCCGTACCCCGAACGAGTCGAGGGCGACTTGTCGGATGAGGGCGACACGGTTGTCAATCTGGGTTTGTTGTGACGCGGGGTCACGTTCACCGTTGATGTCCCATTCGCGGGCTGATGCGGTGGTTTGTTTCCACCAGTTTGTTTGTTCTAGCCGTGCTTGGAATTCTTGTTCGGTGAATCCTTCAGCGATCGCGTCTTCTAGTAGTTCGGCGATTTCGGGGATGTTGCGGACAATGGCGTAGTAGCCGGGGTATGCCTCGCGTGCTGCGTCTCGCCAATCTTCGGGGATTGCCTGGTCGAGCGCGGTTGGTGCCTGCACCCCGCTGCCCAAACCACCCGACACGGAACCTCCGGTGACACCGCCACCTGTCACAGACCCGTCTGTCTGCACCGTTGGGTCGTCTGGAGGATTGTCGCCGTAGTATTCCATTACGGCTTCTTCGTCAACGATGCCGGTTATGCCTTCGCGCAACAAGGCGAACACGGCGTTGAGGCCGACAGGAATGGCTGTGGGTTCTGCTTGTGTAGCCTGCTGGGGTTGCTGCGGTGCGGTGTACCGAAGGTTCGTGTTACCAGGGATTCCAGCGACACCAGCGGCCATGAAGAACGGAGAAGTCGCTCCAGCAGGGGCTGCTGCTGCACCGGCTACTCCTGCTGCACCTGCGTATGCGCTGTAATCGGGATCGGTACTGGGTCGCGTGCCCGTCGCACCTGGAACACCTGTTACGCCGGCAGCACCCGCATATTGGCCGGGTTTCGGTGCGGGCGTGATCTGCTGTGGAACCACACTCCAGTTTTTGACGTACTGGTCAACTTTGTCTTCGTCAAGTTCCACATCTGCGAGGCCGCGACGTTCCGCTTCAGCCTTTGAGATGTAAATGATCGTTGATTGGACAGGGTCGTAGTAAGGACGCAACCGCCGGTTGTAGTTGTAATCCTCGAAAACAGAAATGTCTTCTGCGAACTCGGTATATTCGCGGACTTCGTCAAGACCGAAATCTTCTGCTGGTAGCAAACCTTGTTGCTGGATGATTTGTTCTGCGCGAGCTGCGAACCTGCTCGGGTCTGTGGTGGTTGCGGAAAACTTTGCTAACGCTGTGAAATCTGGCGAGTTCGGGTCACGGAGCGCGTCCATGATGATTTTGCGGTCGGCTTCATTGAGGCCACCGCCGCCAGTCCGGTAAAACCGTTGGAATTGCTGGTTGAACAGGCTGAGTGTTGCGCCGATCGCGGGGCTGACGACTGGCATAGCGGAGCCGTCAGCCGGTGGAAGAATGTCTGGGTAGTTATTGCCGGGGCGCGGCGGGATGTCATTGGTGGAACTTGGGCCGCCACCAACTGCTCCGGTGCCGACTGCATTGTTCGGAGAATACTGCGCGTAGGTTGGCAACCCAGCAACTTCGGGTTGCGACGGCTCAGGATTCTGTTTGGCGTCGCCTTGGATGCCATAGATAGCCCGGAGATCGTCGCCGTAATCGTTGGGGTTTTTGACGACATAACGAAGTTGCCCTAGCCGTTGACGGTCTGCGCCACCAAGATTGTTGCGGACAGCGTCGAGAGCGTCGCGGACA